TAGCAGCTTTCCATCTTAAAAAATTACCATTCATCCTTTTACTCCTTGCTCAGCTTATTAAACAATTCAACACTTTCTAAATAACCAAAGTACTTATTGAACAATGCATCATAAAGTTGCTCCGCATAACTACTACCATTAGACAAAACCCAATCTATTACATTAACAGCATCTGATAATTCAGTCTTCAAATCTTCAACTAATAATCTATATTCAGGAAAGCCTATATCTGTTTTATTTTCATTTAATGGTATATTCAACCTCTCTATCAATTCCTCTAATTTTACTTTCAAATCCTTCAAACCCAACTTAATCTCAGGAGTCTTATTAGCATCGGTATTTACTTTACCTACTAACATTTTTACCTTATCTCTATTATTCTCATACCACCTATTATATAAACCTTTATTAAGACTTTTTAGAAAATCAACAACATAAGCTTCATAGAGTATATTACCATTTGACTGCAATATTGAAACAAATCTATCTTTATCAAAAACCCCTTCATTTAAAATCTTATTACTAACTTCATTAACTTCCTCACTAATGCTAGATTCATAAATATTGCCTACTCGCTTCACCTCAGTTATATTATAGTTATCATCAAAAGATACTTTATATAGATTCATACTATTATCCAAAACAGCAACACCATTCTTATAAGTTGCAAGTGGTAATACATTGCCCTCAAATTTATCTTTATTTTCCTTAAGCATATTACGAACCGCAAATAGA